TTTTCTACACCACAAGAGCTGGAGCTAACCATACTTCCTTGATGAAATTCATGGGATTGAAAAAAAGAGGCACATTAGAAAAATACGTTAAGACTAATAAAAAGGTAATGGAACAGGATGTTGATAAAATGAATAAACTATTGAAGTAGTCAAAAATTCTAGTGTATTTCTGTCTATAAAATTGATTATCAAACAAGTAAATATTCAAAATAGAAAAATCACGAAAGGAACACACGCGAAACCCCCGTGTGCCTTCGGCTTTTTGGCGACAGCCAATCGAATTTTAGAGAAATATGAATTACAAACTGCTAGAAAATGGATTATCGTCAAGTTCTTTTTCGATGTGAATTAATCCATGATACAATCGATAGTCATGTGCATCTGTATAGTGTGTGGCATGCTCTGGTTTGATTGATGCATTGTTCTCTGATGACTTGTCTTTCTTATGGTCCTTCATCTGAGTAGATTCAATGGAGATTTTAAAGTCTGTACACTTACTATTGTACCTAATGCGAGGCAAACGATTATCTTCTTCTGCATGTAGCTTGGCTATAAATCTATGACGTTCTAAGTGTTCTATGTCCCCAGTTTTTCTGCGAACCACTCGCCATCCACGTTTTATTAATCTATCTGCAAACTGTTCGAAGTATGTTAGCTTAGCATTAGCCTGTCTGTTATTACCACTCTTATCACCCCACTGATACACTATCTTGTTATTGTGCATGCGGTAGTAATCACAGAACTCATCCGCTAAATCATCAATAGTCTTAGGATTGTTAACATGCATAGTGTTAATGAACCTTATCTCCCTAGAATATTGCTGGTCTATCGTTATACAGTTGAATGTGCCCCAATCATGTGATAGGTGTAGTGGCATGTCCGGGTTGTAATCATCAGGTGATACATCGTAGGATGCATCTCTTTTAAATGTACCACCCAATGGAATAGATATAACCTTATCGTTTGCTGTAGCATTGTACCAATGCTTAGAAGAAAGGGATGGATAAAATAGATTACCCCACTGATTTATCTTCTCATTTAAAATCATCACTCTATAGCTAACATCAGACATCTCTGCTTTCATCGATAAGATGGCTTTTTTTCCGAGCACCTTAACATTCATCCAGGTACTGCCCAATTGTAGTTTAGCGTTTGGTTCCCATCCAATAAAAAAATACATACTAGGATTACTTAACGCTTTTGGTTGAAAATCTAACAACCAATCGCCTTGATTGCGAAAGGGCATTGATGATGAAAATTTCTGCTGCAGATGTATATCACAACTCTTAAATTTTGGATGAGTACCTCGAAGTGTTGGTATAACATAGTTATCATAAGCATCTTTATCTATTAAGTAAGCTTCATCATTTTCAGCATCATCATAACTACCTCCGGAAATTAAAGCTGGTCTATCAAATGAGCCGAAGACTATTGCTCTACCATTCCAAAAAGAAACAACATTTTCATAACGATGTGGTTTATGATAAGGCTTATCAAAATGCTTTGGAGGTGCCTTACCAACTACATAATGAATGCCTTCGATATAGCCCATGTGTTGTTCCCAAGCTGCTTTCATCGGGATCAACGTTTTAGTATAAATCATTGAATAAGTTGGCGATGTAAACAAGCCTAAAGACATTGGCATGAGTGCAACTTTGTTCGCCTGGCTTAGACCGTTTGTAAATGACTTACCAGAACCTCTTCCAGCTAAATAGGTAGAATAATTTGCTGTGCTAATCAGATACATCTGTGCTACAGGGTTGAGATAACGATTAATCTGCCTTACTCGCTTCTTCATACTGTATGTCTTGAATAATTTCTTCTCTTAAACTCTCAGCAGCTTTTTTCAACTCATCAACATTAGTGATGATGTTGATAGTTGTTGGCACGAGCTTCTTCATAACATCAGCAAGATTTTGGTCTATGCTATCAGATTTTAAGCCGTTTATTTCAGCTATTTCTTTCAAGTACTTGTGGTGCATCTCTAAATTACCTGCCTTAAATGCTCTGTTAGCTCCATCTTGCAATTGCTGTTCAACAATTCTTCTTTTAGCATCTTTCAAATCATTTTTAGGATCGCCAAAAAGCATTTGCGCTTTCTTAATGTCGTTGTAGGCTGTGGCATTTGAAATTTTAAAGAAACGGACCATTAATTCGGCTGTAATTTTGGTCGTTCTACCTTTACACAATAGAAACCATGCTTTTTCCCATCGCTCACGAATTTCTTCTTCTTCTTTAGATAACTCGATGCGCGTATCAGCCTTATAATAGTATTTATGGATGCGATCAAAGTCTTTATCCTTACTGCGCTTCATCTCGCGCGGAAGGTTATCTTTTTGACTAACCAGTGCGCTGCGCTCGTTTTCCATGTTGTAATTGTTTGCGTTTTATCTTTAAATCATCCCGGGTAGCAATTGCTAATGCTAATTTTTCCTTCCATTCACTTATTCGAGCAGGGTTTTTTGGCTTAGCAGATTGAAGTTTTTTGTTTGTCTTAACTATTAAATCATCTAACCTGCGGATATCGTTGTTGAGCATTTTTATTTCTTCACTTTGCTCATCCAACAACTGCACTTTTTCTTCCGGTAATGTTCCATGCTCTTGAACAGTTCTTATTTTATCATACAACTCTGCCCATTGGTTTGAGCATGACAAAATCTTTTTATACTGCTCAGAGATTAACGGATGTGTGATTTTACCTTCAAGTAGAAGTGCTGCTTTAGCCGGACTTTCTTTTGCCAACTCAGCAGCTAAGTTTTTGATGAGAGCATGAGTAGAAGTACTTAGTATAGCACGCTGTTTTTTAACCTTGGCCAGTTGTGCCGATAAATCATCGGTTAAATCAATTTTGGTTGTTTTCAACTCTTTTTTTACTTCCGGCAACTTGATTTCAACTATATCCGAACGTTGTTGCACAACAGCCGACTTTTTAGCAGTAGTTTTTTGGCGTATAGCGTCAATATTCAGTTTCATGTACCAAAAATTGATATAAACTGTCGCCAATTTTAGGACTTGTTACTATCTTACATTAAATAACTAATTCGTATATGCAGAACTACATTGTAAACAGATTGAAACTGGGCATTTTAATCACTGTATTGTTGTCGCCTATTTATTTTATTAATCAATGCCAAGCGCAAACGGGGGCTAAGCTTTCTCTATCGATTGGACATATTGAAGGTTCTAATCTTGATTTTGTGGATTTACCAGGCTATCAAGTAGGATTTTTTCAGAAGATTAAATTGAATGATTACATGCAAGGGATAGCGGATCTATCTTTCTTAGACCAGTATGCAAAGTTTGATAATGATATAACGCTCAGTTATCAGAGCGTTAATGCTGGGTTTGCTTTTAGAGTATTTCCTTTTAAGGAAGGTCTATTTGTTTCTGGCGGCATTGAAGGTGGTTTTGCCACTAAGCTAAAACTAGATGGAGAAAATATTAAAATGCCAGATAAAGGAAGATTAGGCAATACAGTTGGGCTTGGCTATTCTTTAGATAAAATTGATATAGAGGCACGTTATCTTTCAACAACAAATCTTCAACAATTTACAAGGTACTTTCAATTGAGCGTGTTCTACACAATAAAATAAAAAGAGGCTTAACGCCCCTTTAATTTTTATTGGAATTTTCATTCCATCGATTACGCATGTCTTCGGCAAGGGTGCCGGGTGAATCTTTCGGACAAATAAACAGATAAACATCAAGGGCAACACAAAAGCGAGTGAGCATATCTATGCTAAAAGCCCATTTTCCTTTCTCAATTTTTGCAATTGTGGCGCGGTCAAGCTCCATGATATCGCCAAGTTGTTGCTGTGTTAGTCCCTTATGTTCGCGACATTGACGAAGCCAGTCGCCTATCAAGCGCCTGACTTCGTTAAAATATTCAGGATTGAAATTACTAGCTTTCACTTTTGCAAAAATTCTTTAATGTGTTAAGATCTTTTTTCTTTGGCTCATCAGCATTTTTTGTTGCATCTATAAGATGCATGTTGTTACAAGTCTTTGTCCATGATTTTCCTGTTACCAGACTTGTGTAAGTTACCTTGTAATGACCATGACCTGAAAATTCGAATGTAAAATTTGAGATGCTTATTGAATTTTTCATAACATTTTTGCAGAGTTTAACGACCTGCTCCGGTCTATTTTGTAATTGATGAATCAAAGGTAACAGCTATTTTATAATTGTGCAACATATTTCACAATTATTATTAAAAAAAAATTATCAGACATTCACCCTACTCTGTATCTCATTAATCACATCAAGCTCTCTTTGTGTGTCAGTTGGGTCGTTTACAACCCTCAAACTAGTCATTTTTGCAAGCATGGCCTCTCTTTCGGCTTGCAACTCCATCCTAAAAATTGATAACGTATCCTGACTATCAGAACCGGAGCGTAGAGCACTTTGGGCAATATTAGCCGAAACATTGCGCACTTCGGCATAAGGATTACTAGGTATTATACCCCCCATTTCCATTAAAGGCCTGCCACCGGCCATCACATTAATTTGGCTGGCTGCGGCTAACAACCTTGGGTTTCTACTCACACCGGCAGTTAGAATGGGCTCGCCACCTTCGGCATTGGCAGCTACTCGACCACGTACCATCATATCAATACCTCCATCACGGTGGCTAGGTCCACGAAGAATACCACCTTTTTTAAAGGCCAATACTCTTCCAGTTGCAAAGGCTGCACGTAAATAAGCAGGTGGATTTTTTAAAGCTAAGTAGGCTGGTCCACCTGGTCCAAGGGTAGCAGCGTAAGTTGCGTTAGCAGATAACTCTCTAAAAAGGTTAATACCAATTTCAGCTACAGCACCCATTTTACGAATTCGTTTTTGGGCAGCTTCATTTTTAACCTGAGAGGCAAGCATATCAGTAAAAAAGCTAACAGCTTGCTGTGCCATGGCCATGCGCTCTTGTTCCAAGGCAACTTCAAAATCATGCTTTTCTTGAATGGCCTTTTTCTCTTGGTCTAATCTTGCTTTTTCACGTGCCCAACTCTCATTTGCTTCGGCCATCTCCTGCGCTTGCATCTCATCAGAGAATGCTTTTGCATCGGCCATGATTTGAGCCTCCCAAGCATCGGTGGCTTCATTGATTCTTTGCCTTTCAAGTTCTTTTAGTAATGCACGCTGCTCTTCAATTTGCTGTTCGCTGCCAACTAATGCTTCTATTTTTCTCTGAGTATCAAATTGAATTTGCTCTATTTCCTTATTAATGCCATCGGCCATCAATTGAATGCGAAGTAGGTTGGTGCTGTTTATAGCATCAATCTCACGCTTCATCATTTCTTGCCTTGCCTTTTCAAGGTACTGCAATCTTTTTATCTCAGCATTTTTTCTTTTTTCTGATTCAGCATCTTGTTTCTCCATTAGTTGAGCTCTGCGATTGGCAATTTTTTCTTGCAGTGCAATGTCTTCGCGTTCTGCAGATATAACATCTTTCTTTGCCTTAACAAGTTTATCTGCCAATTCATCATTCATTAATCCTTGGCGTTCGGCATTATCAACTTCTCTCTGTACTGCTGCTTCGTACTCTTTAGCATATTGTAATCTCTTTTGATGTTGATTTGTTTCAACAGCATCGGCTTGGTCGAGTAGAGCAATTCTTTCTTTGTAGCTGAGCGATACATTTTTTGAACGAAGCAAAAGCATATCAAGTGTTTTAGCAGTTTGCTCATTAGATAAATCAAGTTCGCGTTGCTTATCTTCTAATTCATCGAAAACTTGCACCAAGTTATAGCCCTCCTTAGCGGCTTCTGCCATTTTATCGCCTAGGTCTGTAAAATCAAAAGTGGCTAATGCATTCATAAATGTATTCCATGCTGCAGTTGCAGCTTCCCAAGCACCTTTCACAACATTGGTAATTGATTCTACTTTACTCATCCAATTAACCAAGCTTCCAATGATTACAATCAAAGCTCCTAAACCAGTGGAGATAATAGCCGTTTTCAAAACACCAAACTGACTAACCAAACCACCAACACCACCTTTTAACATACCGAAACTGTCGCTAATCTGATTGAAAAATTGAGCGCCTGGTAAGTTATTCCACGCCTGTTTTAATAGGTCGCTGGCTTTTTGAGTGCCCTGTATCTGCTTAGTTACTTTTTCGTAGTTCTTTTCTGCATGCTCAATGTTGGCTTGTGCTTTAGCATAAGCCTCGGTGCCTACAACAGCTTTATCAAGTGCTTTTTTAGCCTCTCGTAACTCTTTATTTACGAGTTGCATGGTGGCTCCTGCCTCTTGGCCGTTAACCAATGTTATCTTTAACTCTGCCATATACTTTTAGCCCTCCTTCAAGGCTTGTTCCATATCTTCCTGAATTGCTTTATCAAACTCTTTGAGCATCTCAGCATTCATTTCTTTTAACACTGCACTCAGTGATGGCCTGCGCCATCGCTTTGGCTTCCATGTATCGTTTTTATACTTGTCTTTCGCCACAGCCCATGCTAACTCTCGGGCTTCTTTTTTATCTGGCTTTTTTGCTTCTGCCCATGCCAACATGTTTTTCATGTTGGGTAGTTTGGTCCATTGCAAACCTTTACTCTCGAGCCTGAAAATATGATCAGCTGCTTGCACCACTATCACAGGACTTTTTTCAGCATCGCCATCAATTACTTTAACTTGTAAAGTGCCCAAACCTTCACCTGTATTCCTGTATTTAGGCTGCGATAAAACTTTGGTTACAGCATCTTCAATCTTGCTCTGGTAATCGCGAGCAATCTGCTGCATCATGTTTTGTAAACGCGCACTATACATCTTAGTCGGTGTATAGTTTTAAATCACAAACATCAAGACCATCATCAGTTACTTTCATGCTGATTTGTTCCCAGAAATACATGACTTCATTGTGTCGAAGCTTCTGTTCACGACTTAACGATAGTATTTGCCGTAGCCAAAGTTGTGAGGGCAAGCTAATAGCTCTTCTTCTTAGCCTAGATCGTATCGTTCTTTTATAAAGAATTTGGTATATGCTATTCGACCCTAAAAAGGATTCTTCGAAATCATCACATCGCCATGAGCTGCCATTGTAATTGTGTCCACCACTTGCAATCCAACCTTTATCGTAGAATATTCTAAGAGAGAATGTTTTCTTTATCGGATGGCCGAATACAGCACCAGTCAATGCTTGACCTCCTGCAAAGGGTGTTTCTGTTCTATCTCCTTTGCTGCCGGCACATTTAGTTTCTATCTTTAATTCTTCTGCAGAGCCAATGTTAATTTCTTCGTTAGAGAAATAGATATCATCACTTTCATCAATGGCTTTTAAAAGCAATCCTTTCAAATTTTGGTCTTCTATTTCAGCAACAGGCTCGGACTGACCGGTGATATCAAGAAAATCATTGGATTCATAAACTGGCTCGCGATAGCGCATCACAATGTTGCCATTTATCTCATTTAGATAAATAGCTAAGTTGTATCTGTTCTGCAATGCTTTTAAAAACTCGATAGCAGATATATCTGGAACAAGCTCTGCTAGTTTAAAGCTGCGCTTAAAAAAAATGTATGGTTTGCTACCCAAATATTTTTGAGCGAATGAAGCTGGCATACTGTTCCAAAATAATCTCTTGGCAGTATTAGGGTCTGTGTAAAAATCACCTTCAAACTTTACATCGAAGTAGTTGGCAATCTGATCGAGCATATATTTTACCCGAACGAAAGGATGTAATGTGTTTACATTCTTTACTTCAAAAGGTTTGTTATTGGCTGCACCCCAATTACAATCGTTAAGTGGGTATGTACTGTTCAAGTATGCATTGGCACATCGATTACTTTGTGGATTATCAATGCCATAGCACCTATCATTAAATACAAGCGGGATTCGAATAGCGGTATCAGGTGGATTGGCTTGTAAATAAGGTGTTAAAAAGAAATTGATGTCGGCTATGTAATCTGTTTCATTCTCACCTTCAATGTACCATTGTTGTTTAGCCGCATCTGTTTCTTCAATTGGTTCCACATATAATTCATCTTCTACCAATGAGCCGAGTTTTGTGATTACAACATAAGGATGTGCTATACCTCTTGGAGTTGTTTGTCCAACGGTGCTTTCTAAGGCAACAAGTTGCTGAGTTTGCTCTAGCCTGTTGTTAATCTGAAATCTTAAATCGCCAATGGAAGCAGCTTCAATTTCTTCTCCATTAACTTTTATTCTACATGGAAATGTGCCTACCGGCTTAATGTAAATTTTTTTGAAACTATAACGAGAGTGAATAGTTCTAAATTGATTACCTAGAATAGTTCTTAGCTTAACATTTTTGAAATCATCGCTAATAGTAGCTAAACCAAAAGCGAAAGCCAACCGATAGGTGCTTGATGATATGCTTTTCACCATCAGTTTACCTTTATCATAAAAAGTATCAGCTATGTAAAGTGAGGCATCAATTTCCTTATTCAAATTGTTTAAAGGAACAACATCGGCATTACCTAGCAAAGCAGCATTTTCCGGACATTCATCGCCACCAAGCGCTTCAAAACTCAAAGAGAAATCACCTTTAATTAAATCATCATCATTAAAGAGTTGATTTTTCTTAACCAGCGTTATCGATGTGCCTGGCTTTAACTTTAAAAACTTATCGCCAATTTTTATTCCTATCATAACGCATCGGGTGTATAGCTTTCTTCTAAGTATGCACGTTTTACCTGAATGCTGGCTGACCTTCTAAAATCCTGATCTGTACCTGTTTCGTAATCAGCTTGTGTTACAATAACAGGTATACGCACATTAGTATTGACTTCGTAAACTTTTCTACTTAGCAGAAAGTCTTTCATATAGTCTGCCCAGGCAACAGCATTTTTACCAGTAATAAAACCACTATTTAAGGTTGCAGCTTCTTGAAGAATGGGTTTAGCGTTTTCAATTTCTCCTTCGTTAGCACTGTAGTTAGGTTGCAAAAACTTCCTAACTGTTTCTCTTTTAAACTCTGTTTTCCTTTGAGTTTGTCCGATAAATCGCAGCACTTCGTATGCTCCTAATGAGTTAAGGAACATGTAAAATTTTTCTAATGGATGGTTGATAAGCTCAATATCAAAATTCCTTTCTTCGCTGATTACAGCGTTAGCTTGGTTCAAAAGTCTTAGTTTGTATGACTTAACTACCTTACCTGGATTAATTAACTTAACTCCTGAGTTAACTGGTCCTGTCGGAATCTGCAATAGCCACCACCGCTCTGTGTTAGTTAATGTTTTGGTAATGGCTGTTTGGCTACTATCATCTGTATAATAGGCGGTTATTTCTAATTTAACTTGTGTGATCGTATTGTTGTATACAAAAAAGTTGAGGTAATCTTCTTGGTTGTTACCCACTTTTTTAAAGTCGGGTGCCCAAGTCAAAAACTTTTTATTAGTGCTCACATAATTGCTGAGGTAATTCAAACCAGGGTATCTCACTTTATTGATACCTCCCAATAGCACAACGTTGGACTGCTCTTCCGTGTAAGAAACTGGCACTACTTCATCGCCCGTTATCGATCCGCTAAAAACCTTAAAGAATTTAATCCTGTCTGTTAGCCTTACAATCTCATTTTGCTGGTAGGATGGTGGAGTAGCATTCAATAAACCACGAAAGGCTTCATTCAATCTGAAAGTGGCTTGGTCGTTTTGATCAGGAGTTAATGGATACTTTAAGAATGAATTGAAAGTGCCTCCTGATGTTTCTTGTACGCGTACATCAACAAATAGTCTGTAGTTATCCAAAGCATCCCAGCCGGCAGCTGCACCTTTAGTAAAAACAATTGGGTTTACACTCAGGTATGCATTCTCCGGAGTAGGGTCGGGAACTGGTGGCGGGTCGCCAGGATCTTCTGTATCACTCCATTCGTAAACTTCAAATCTATCTACATAAACAATTGCATCAGGGTTAATCAATTCACCAATTAAAATGTCATCAGCTAAGTTGATTGAAATATTTCCTTCTCCATGATTTGTGTTCTCATCATAAACACTTTGAATAAGATACCACTGGCTATTAATGTTAGCTGGCTTTGCAACGATTGAAGAAATAGGAGCGTTGAGGCCTGAAGCTAAATAGATGGATACGTTCGCTGTTCCAATAGGAAAATCTGATCTGCCTCTAACATAAGCACGAAATAAATATTTCTTACCCGCAACAGGATTAAACTTTCCAATTGTAAAAACCTTGAATGGATTTAAAACTAGGTCAAGATTAAAGCCTGAAAGTTTTAAGCTGTAATTGCCTGAGTATGCAAACTCATTACTTCTTACTCCAAAAGTTTCACCACCCCAAGTGCTTGGGTCGGTTTCATATTGGCCATTGTTGCCACGTAGCTGTAAGTTGCCGCTGATGAGTTGTATAGCCATATTACGGTAGGTTAAATTTTGCAGCGATAAACTCCATCGATGGATTATCCATCACATCAAACTCGCACATAATGCCAATGTATTTTGTGGCATTGATAACATCTTCTACTGGTTTCATTTCAGTAGAGTTCACATCAATGATTAATTGCATCAAGGCTTTATCTCTATAGATAATCTTGCCCATTATTTCAAGGCATACTTGCTCGCAGAAGTCTAGTAATTGTTCTTCTTCTTCAAAGCTGTTTTTAGTCAACGCTTTCTTATAAATAGTGAAGCGGGCTTTTTTTACTCGATACTGCTGATCAACATTAGCACCTTTGTATCTAGCACGCTCGTAAGGCAAGGCATGCAAAAACACATCAGGCTTATCTGCTTTTTGTTTTATAGTCAATACATCCTTATTACCATAACGATAACCATCAACATCTACATGTTGTGTGGCCATGTCTTGCCAATATTGCTTATAGCCAGAATATTTAGTTAGACTGAGCATGTGTTTTATTTTTATCTCTGTTGAGACTTTCTAATGCATTGATAACATGATACAAACCGGTGCGCCCTACTTTTTCATAGTCGCCAAAAATGCCACTATTGGCTAACTGCATTTTAATATCGAACCACATGGGCAAAGTATCTTTCACAGTCTCGCCCGAGCCTGAGTTGGATTTAGGAAATAGGTTTGGGCAACCATCAATAATTCTTTTTTTGATGTGGCCAAAAGTGTACATCACAAATAAGAGTTGCCAAGGCTTCAATTCCTTCTTAAAAAGTTCTGTTCTTCTTTGAACAACTTCATCTTGATAATGCAACTCACCACTTGGCAAGTATAAAATGGCAACTAACCTGGCTAACTCCTCTTGTACAAGCTTTTCATCTTTATGATGAATTGATTTTGTTAGGCATGAATCTGCATAAATAAAATGATCGAAGGTTCTATTGCTCATCTTATCTGCCGGAGCAAAATACCATCTTACGTTAGCTGTTACCTTGTTAAGAAAAAAAGTTGTCCACGGCTTTGAAAGATTTGGCTCTAATTCGTTAAAAATATCTACCGCTTGGGCAACATTCACTTTATCAACCAGTCGCCAATTTTTGCGCAATGCGCGAAGAGTAAAGATGATAGAGGCACCGTGGTGTTCGCTACCTGGTTCGAAAGTTTTTGTATTGCAAAAGTGCGAATAGCCCTCAACAATTTTTTGAGGGCTAATCTTATTCCAATCCGTGTAGAATAAATCCGATACGCTATACGACTTCTGCATCTGCTTCAATTTTTTTTGACTGATTAATCTTATCTAACATCTCGTTGTACTCAATAGAATTTTCATCGAACACATGCACGTTCAATATCTCCAACACTCGCTGTAATTCTGTGCCATTTACTTTGGCTTTGCAGTAGTCAACCAAACCTTTTTTGCCTTTGCGTTTGAAAATCCGATACATACTCAGCGCAGGATATACTTGCTGCATAATGGGCACATCTACCATGTATACACAACCTGGTAGTAAATCTTTTTCTTTAGAGCCACCCAACATTAGCTCATAGCCAGTAAAGGGGACTTTCTCTATCTGAAAAGGTTCAAGATTAGGTAGCTTCATGGCTAATGCTTGAATAAATTCAACAACCCTTGGCGGTGTATCCTTCGAAAATTCAAAAGCGAAGGAATCCTTTGCCAATTCAACAACTTGCTTGGGTACACCATTTTCAACTACAAATCGATATTGTTCTACCTCTATCATTTTGTTGGTTGTTTGTTCTCCAATTGTCTTTCTTTTGAATGTGAACCAAGCGAACTACCAAAAAGAAAATCGGTAATGGTCCCCACTTTAGTAGTCATAGCCCCGAATATGGATGAGATTAAAGCGATGGCATAGTCTGCTATCTCTGCTTTATCAAGTGCTGCAATTATAAGTGTAGTTGATAGTGCCACATAAGCGATGAGAAAAGTAATGGCATATACTTTTTGCAACGAGCTGTTGGCTTTAAACATTTCTCGCGCACTTGCCTTATCGTTTAAGATGGCCTCTAGTTCGCGATTAGCATTTTCAAGCAAGGCTTCGTGATGCCTATGCAATTCTTTTTCGAGCGCTAGTTTAGCGGCTGCTAATTCTTCTTTGTTGGTGATTAATCCATCGAGAATGTTGCCAACACTGTCAACAACTTTTTCGGGTTTGATACCTAATATTTTTGCTATCCAAGACATAGTCAAAAATATTCTGCTTTATAAAGTTTTATTAGGACATGCTACACGCGTACACAATCGCAGTGAATAGCATTGTTGTTGTGCTCCGGTAAAATGTTAATCAAACCTTTTACTCCATCCTTCATAGCTTTGCGCATCACTACCAATTCATCTGCAATGGAAGCATCATCACCGGCTGCTCCACCAATATCAAAGCAAATACCATTGGCATGCGGGGTTTGGTTGATGGTTGTACCTTTTCTGTTTTTACCATTCCGCACATAATCCATCAAACATTCTGCTGCTAAAGGAGGGTTAATGATAACGCCCAAATTTAACAAGTGGCTCCAAGCCAACTGCCATTCGTAATACTTGCCCGATTTGTTTGCCGGATGGGTGCAATTCATCGCTTCCGGATAGTGTTTATCTAGGCCTTTCACTTTTAAGTAACGCTTAACTATGCGCAGTTGATCGTGCGCATCGCGCAAACCACTGGTTACAAATGCTGTTAAGTTGGCCTCACGAAAGTATTTATCGAGGGCAAAAATTACAGGTTCGATAACAGGAGTAAGTACTACACCGTTTCGTAATTTCAAATGTGTGTTATTGATGGCTTTCATATCAAGATTTTAAAAAGGCTAAAGCAAAACCTGCAATAGCACCTATTACACTACTACCAACCGTAACGGCAAACCAGATACCTCCTACACGCGCTCGCCAATTTTCAAGAGCTGGCAAGCGTTGCATTTCTATGTTGGTAACTCTGCCATTAGTTTTTTTTACTTCATTATAAATTTTTTCGAGCATAGAATCAGTTGCTTCTAATCGCTCTTCAATGCGCGCTAAGAATACATCTTGATGTAAATCAACTTCGCTTTGCTTTTTTCTTCTCTTTGTTTCAGGCATATCAAATAGCCAAGTGTTTACTGCCTGGCTCAGGTTCAGGTGCGCGCCAAGTAGGGCCCGGTACAGGCCTTGCTGTATACACACCGCTTGCTTTTACTAATGGATAATTATCAATGTTATCAAGTAAGAATTGGCGCAGCTCTTCTTCATCCGTTAAAAAGCCAAGCTGGCCTTCCATTAACTGCGTGCGCATATTCTTTGCTTGTGATTCTGATGCGAGGTAATCTTTCTTTTGTATCTCCTTTACATCGCTGTACAACCAAATGCCATCGCCTTGTATGCTCAACTGCATAAAAGGAATTTGCTCGTACAAAGCACGTTTAGCAATAATGGGTTCAAGCAACTTGATTAACAACTTGTTGTTAGAAGTAGGGTTGTTTACGCCACCAGTTTTCAATTGAATAACAAGTTCATCGTATTGCTCTTTGCCGATGAGTTTAGGGAGATAGCGTTTTTCTAGTTGCTGAATGGTTTGTTTGAGTTTAAGGTAAACTCTGCGCGATTTATTGATGGGTACGTATTGGCTGGCTATACTTGTGTTGTACACAAGTGTACCGCTGTTGATGGTGTTGTAATCGCTATTAAACCATGCACTAAAGGTTGATACACCTGCATTCTTTTCTAATTCCTCCAACATTTTTTCGGCATGTAAATCGCCTTGGTATATACAGTGCAGCTGTAGCTTTTCTTCCTTCCAACGGGGTGCTACATTACTGGAATCAAATCCGGCTGTTTCGCGCAAACCCATATTGCCCACACTTAATGTAATGTGTGGTATGGCCAACACTAAAGTATAGTAGGCTAGAGCACGTTGCACTTTCGGAAATAAAGCCTGATAGGCTGCCGGCATGCCGTTAATGTTGCCGCTTGCCGTGTTGTATACGTTTGCTAAATCTTGGATAAAGTCATCGCCTAGTAATTCTTTTAGATATAATTCTTCAGCTTCTTCGATGTAAGGCGCAAAGTTGTTGATGCTACTGTTCTCATCAACGGCCACATACTTGGCTAACTCTTCTATGGTGGTGATTAGTTTCATACGCTCATAACATCTTTTGGTTTATCGCTGGTTGGGCTTTGTTCGGTATTGGTAGCAAATCCGGATTTGTTTTGGTCGGTGCTTTGCAATACCACTTCTTTGTACCCTAAGTGTATATCCTTCCACCCATTTCTTCGCTTTACAATTTCCCAAGGTTCGAGCGTTGTTTGTCTGCCTATTTCGAAAAGCACTTGCATAGAAAAGTTGAACTGCTCGCGCAAATCGCTTCCGCTTCCGCTACCCAAACCATTGGGCAAAACATATCCGGCAATGGAAGGCTGCAAGCCCACGCCACTCGTTATTGCTAACGCTGCTGTGCCATAAGCACGAAGCCACGCTTCATCTTGTAATTTGTTTTCAAGGGTTATTATTTCCCAACCTGGTATAGGTTTGCCCTGATCATCGATAGCCACTTTGCTGTAGAATGCCTTCTGTGCATTTTCTGCACCAGTCAAAAAATTGTCCATCTTGCGATAGGTTTCTTTTTCATCTTCCTGAATAGCTTTGTTTTGCTCTTCAGCAGATTTGTAGGCTTCAAGAGGGTGGCGTTTTAGAAAATAACCCAAGGGTATTTTTACGTGGTACTTTATGTTCATCGAGTTATCGATGTTGGCTAAAATCCAGCGCGGTATTTTAGCTGCTATGTGTAGCCACTTATTAATGCCATGCCAGGCTGGCTGCGGAAAATAATCTTTATCAATGCTAACCAACTGGTGCATGTGCAAGCCACTGCTTTTCGGATTCTTTCTATCGAAGGCAGGCACCGCTGCATATTCACTTGGTTGTGGGTTAGGCCAACGGCCGCTCAAATAGTAATTTTCGATGCGGCCAGTTTTGGGGTTTCGTAATTCAGGCCTAATGTCTTTTGTACGTGCCCAGGCTATGGTTCTGATTTTGCCATCGTTGCTAGAAATGTATTGCACTCCGAAACGATGCCACCACTCGTAATCGGCAATAATGCCTTGTTGGAAATTCCAAAAATCGTTTTCCCAAATAAAGTCAGTAATCTCTGTGGGTAGTTTTTCTTCGGGTATAATTTCGTTTACTTCTTTTCCATCTTTTGCAACTCTCTTTTTGTAGAAGTATAAGCCCTTGCCCCAGTGCATGTGTATTCTGCGTTCGAGTAAAGAGGCCGCAGGATCTGCATTAACCGTATCGATTAATCGTTGGGCATAGTTGTTATCGGTACCCCAGCGTGCCCACTTGTATGATGATGCTGTTTGGTTGCCGTTTTTGGTATCGGGCTCTACCGAAAATTTATCGGTCTCGTATATGTTACCCGTAGCACTGGAAAAGTATATGCCATTGCTTATGGCATCGAGTTGCCTTTTACTATCTGCCGACTGAAAGTTGATTTGCGTTTGCATTAGTGATAGATGGCCTCCCAGCCGTTTTCTGTTTTTATCTCAAATAGCATAGCAGGCTTAATGGTGCGCGGTTCATTGGTTTCTAGATCTTCTACTAATAAATTACCATTGCGTTGTAGGTGATACTTTATTTTTCCGCGCGCTTCTAATGGTTTTCTCAAACCTTGTTTCGGAGCTTTCAATCTTTTTTTGCAACGCATGGTCCTTACCCTACCATCTTCTGTGATGAATCGAATTTGATACTCGTTTACTTTGAGCGTTTGCTCATTGTAGGTATCATCAAATAGTTGCAATACTTTATCGATTCCAATCATACTCGAAATTGCTACTTGCTATTTGTTTTTAGTAGGACATAAAAAAGCCCCTCCCTTAGGAGGAGAGGCTTTTAAACAAATAAACCCTCGTTCTTATTTTTCTTTTTTAATGAGTATGCCAAGTTGCTTCAACTGCTCTGCAGTAGTTGAATCAATTTTGCTAAGGTCTACTTTACCAATTGCAGGGTGCGAAAACTCTTTGGTAGTACCTTCCAGTACATCGTATTGTTTGGCTAGCTCTGCTGGTAATACAGATTTGTTGCTAATCTCTGCCATAATCTTATGCAGTAGGAGTTAACGGAATAACGCCTTTGTATATGATTGGCGGATGCGCACACGTAAACTTCCATTGGAAGATGAAACCTTTTTCATCGCTACGCAATGCACCTGTTTTACCGCCATCTCCAGCTTCCCAATAACAAGGTATTCCAAGCGATAAGGTTGTAGTGGCTTGGTCTAGGTTGGTAACACCAAGCAACTTAATATCTGCACCTTCTTGGTAGAAGATAACGCACGGTGTGTTTTGTACATCGCGGATAAACTGTGCCAGTGATAAGTTATTGGCAGGGTAGCGGCCTTTAAGTATTGTTTCTATAGCCATTCCATCGCGAACGCCAACAGGCTTATATTCTACCGACCCGGTTTCGTCAGTCAAATAAACCTCGTAGGCTTTCTTACCACCAGCTTTGCACACAATATTGGCTACAGCAGTTTGTAAAGACCCTACAGCGGATAATGCTGGCAAAGTGAGAATATCTTCAACAGGTAAGTAGTAGATTTTACCTACTATACCTGCGAGGTTATCTTTGCCTTGGGTAAAGAGTAAATCGGTCATGGTTTATTTCCCTCCTTCGAGTGATGCTTTTAATTGTGCTAACTCATCGGCTAAAGCTGCACATTGTGCTTCTTTAGCGGAAAGTTGTTCTTGCAAACTTTGATTAGCGAGTTTAAGCTCTTCCAATTCATTGGCTGCTTTTTTATCGGCCGCTAACTTTTGTTCTTCGGCTGCGGCTTCTTCCGCTGTCATTTCTACCACTTGGCCAAGTTTAATTAGCTCGAGTAAAAGCTCTTCTGCCCATTCTTCGCCATTAGCAATTGCAGCTTCTACTTCTTTGCTTTTATAGGCTTGTCCGTTGTGTAGAAAAGCGGGGGAAGCAAATTTGAAATACTTCTCCCCAGTTGCTTTTTTCTTTCCCATGTATCTAAACGTTATGCTTGGTTACCTAATCGTAATGCTTCTGTATCCTGAATCTGGAATCCTAATTCGAAAGCGATACCACACTTCAATGCATACACATCTGGCACAATTTTGATATCGTTTAAATCGCTTAGTAGATCTGTACCCATTACTAAATTCAAACCGTAGTTCTGGCCCATTTCCATTGGCTCAGCAATTAATCTTCTGCTTGTGCCTAACCAGGTTGCAGGTTTAGCCCAACCTTTACCCATTGTTTCAGGGATTGGAATCATACCCATGGCAATCATTGCCTTGGTGTCTTCACTTACATATTGCGTGCGAGTGCCTAAAGCATCCAATAAGAATTGGCAATCTGTTACTGATGCGTGTACAATTACACCCCAGTTCTGATAAGGGATTGGCATGCTTCTAAATATTGTTTTGAAGGCATTCAAAGCGGTTGCAGCATCTGTCACGGCTCCTGTAGTGGTTACTGCAAAACCACCAGCAATCAACGCATCAACGTAGGTTCTTATACCAGGTGTGATAGCGCGCGCAGTAACGTTTCTCCATTTAGCAGGAGTATCAAGCGGATCTTGACCGGCAGTAGTCGTTGAGCCTGAAACGTTCTGAAAGTATTCAAGTACTCCACCTACTGTAAAGGTTACAATAGCATTAGCTGCATAGGTAGACGATTCTGAGTATGCAACTGCCGTTGATTTATCAAAACCAAAGTAAGCTGTTTCATCATTCAACTCGCGCTGTAAACCTTTAATGATTTGATCCCAAGTGTAGGGTGCAAATTCCATATCATTGAAATTTTTGTTTGCACTATTACCTGGGCGTGTGCGCCATGCCAAATGTTTATTCTTAAAATCTCTGTGGTCAATTAACAAATCTCTCTTACCTGTTGATGTAGCTAACTCTCTGTCTGAGTAAATAAGAGATCCGGATTTAGGTTCGTGAGCCGTAACATAAGGACGAGCTCCATCTCCAACTCTTAGTTTTGTTAATTGAATTTTGTTTTTAACGTTTGGTATAACGGTGATATCCTTTGCGATATCCATTCCATTTACCAAGGTTGAAATAATGTTTCTCTTGTGCTCATCTGCATAAGCAGTGATTGCAGCAACATCTACAGCGTTGCCTAATACGGTAAAGTTAGACCATGCCGCTGGCGTGGTTAACAATAATGCGGTTGGGTTAGCAGATACTACTGCCACCACCATCAAGAAAAATACGCCTGTTAGCGCGAGTAACTTTTTCATGTTATTTAGTTGGTAGTTTTTGGTTTACAATGTTTACATACGCATCCGCTTCATCGTCTGCAGCAGAGCGATATTTGCCTTTTTGTGGCTGGCCACCTTGTTCTTCTGTGGCTTGTGCGGCTTCTTGTTCTTCAGCTGCAATAACAGTTGTTACGGCTGCAGTTGGAGCTTTAGCCACTTGCTCTTTTAGTGATACTATCTCTGCATCTTTCGATGCCACCGCTTCGGCCTGTGTTGCAGCTTCAGCTTCTAGTGCTGAAATTCTGGCTTCCAGCGCGGCCTTTGCTTCATTTGCTGCCGATAACTGAGCTTGCAATTCAGTGATTTTTGTTTCACTGGCTTGGATCAACTCTTCCTCGGTAGCCTCTGCCTTATCACTGGCAAAGCCAATGAGTTGCAAGAACCCTTTCTTTTTAGTCATGGTATTGTTTGCTTCTGAATTGTTGGTGTAATCTTTTTTCTTATCCTTTTCGCGGGCTAATGCTGCTACTTTGTTTACAGCAGTTTGTAGCGTGCCAACTGCATCAATCAAACCCATCTTTTTTGCAGTGTTCGCATCGAACATGCGACCGGCAAATAGACCTTCGGCTTTTGCATCTAACCCTTCGCCTCGGCCTTTTTTAACGGCACTTATAAAATCGCTGGTAATGCTTTCTAACTCTGCATCAATTTCTGCTTGCACCTCTTCGGTGATTTCTTCAAAAGAGTTTACTAAAGCTTTCTCTTTGCTTTGGCGCGCACGATGAATTTTTGCCTTCGGGTAGTTACCGGCTTCCATCATGTTGCTGTAGTTATAGGTTACCATTAAGGTGCCTATGCTGCCAAATGATGTATAGTTGTTTTTGTTGCCTACAATCAAGGATGCCTGGCTGGCTAACCAAATACCGGCACTGGCTACCATGCCATCACCAAAAACACCAATTGGTTTTGCGCTTTGTGCAATTTGTAGAGCCAACTCTGGTGTTCCATCTACTGTGCCACCGGGTGTGTCCATAATTAAAACAGCACCGTGTAAGTTGGTGTTATTGTTAACCATTTGTATCATCTTACCATAGCTTTGCATGCCGTAGCTGCAAAGGCCATCGTACTTCATGAGTGGACCTATAAGAGGAATCAATGCGATATTCTTACTACCTACTTTAGCTATAGAGGAACCTCCTTCACGCGTGTAAGTAAGTTCTACCTCTTCATCGGCAGCTGCTGCTAGTAATGATGCTATTCTGTTTTCATAAAACTCTTCGTTGTGTGGTTGAACAAGTGATACATGTGCACTGATAGCCTCGCGTACTTTAGGTTCCATCATGCGGAAGTAAGCTTCATTTATTGCCCAGTGTCTATGTGATAATAGTTCGATCATGCAGTAGCAAATTTTGCTTATACCGCAGAGTTAAAGTAGGACAAGGTTTCAGAAATGTTTCAGAATTAAGGTTCTGATTTCGTATCTTCACAGGAAAAATAGCGCGTATGGAATTGTTTGCGAACTACAAACCCAATCAGTTTAAAGTGCCGGTGTATCGCCACGTAAAGATTTTTTTGAAGGAACAATTAGAGCTTGATGTTAACAAACCAATCATTGCCGATGAGCACAGCATTATCGGTAAGATGGTGTTGGCATCGCTTCGCGAAAACAGAAAAGAAAGGGCGATGGAGTACAACGATAAGTACCGCGATAGGTTAGTAGATGAAATCACATTAGAACTTAATAGCTACATGATGCACCTTGGTCCACGATTAAGTAAGCTAACTAGGATCAACATTGATTTAGATATGTGGTTTAAGCAATCACTTTTAACTTTTATCGAAGCACAACGCATCACCGGCATACCAGAATACACCGCGTGCCGAAACTTTTTAGCGCATTACAAAATAGAAGAAAAGGCTTATAGCCTTGATGCCGCGTATAAATTCTACCAACGCGAGAAAGTTTTTGTATAGATTTTGTCCTATTCTTATACGTGTTTTGTCTTGAAGTTTGCAAGCTTGGCTTTTTGTGCTATCACACGTCCTAATATATCTCTATTGAACAAGGCAATTTTGTCTTGTGAGCTACCTCAAAAACATAGATAGACTTTCGCGCAAAGATAACCTTGGTGGTTTAATTGACTTAAAGGTTTGTCGCAAAAGTGAAATAGAATCTTTACCCGATGCTGTTAACGGTGTTGTATCTGGCAGCATTGTGCTAAAAGCAGGAGCAGTAGGTTTTGTTACCTGGCATGCTACTTTAGAAACACCCAATCTGCAAAGCCGTGGGCAGCGCACACGCGAAGGTGAGGCTAAGCGCACACAGTTAAGATTAAACATTCCTGTTGATAGTGCCGATGTACATCAACAATTAGAGCAAGCCACACAAGATGAGTTTATTCTTTTGTACACTGATGCAGGTGGCCGCACGAAAATAGCAGGCACATTAGATGCACCTTTTCTTTTCACTTTCGATCATGATTCTGGCTCGCGTGTAGCTGATGGTAACTTTTTTAATGCCAGCTTTTTTTACGATGGGCCTGAGAACATCTTCTTTTATTCAGGTGCAGCTTTACCGGCACCCACAACAGGAAGTGCTGTAGTTTACTTTAACGATGCTCCTATAGCAGTACTTACACCCGGGCAGGAGCTAAGGATCTATTCTGAATTTGGATTTACAAACTTCTTTACTACCACGCCATGACAGAGCTTGATTTAAGAAACGATATAGAAACAAAACTTACTCCACCTGTTACACAGGCTAGTAAAGTAAAAGAGCTATTTAACAGCACAGTAGATTTTATTCTTGGGCAGAACAAAGATGATTTCCCGGATTGGACAAGCGTGCTGGTTTTTAACACCAACGGCACAGGCGCAGGTAAGTATTGTAAGCATCCGGATATCAATGGGCGTAAAAGGATTTTTGAAACCAAAACCAGTGGCAATGTAAACAATGCACCACCTACTGACCCAGTAGTAACTGAGAATACACATTGGAAGGAAATTAGCGAGAGTGCTAGCTCGGGCATTCCTGAATACGCGCCTGGTGTTTTTGGTTCTGGTTTAAAGATTGTCTATCACAACCATACCACTTTAGGCCGCAGACTTTTTTTGTTAACTGAACCGGTAAGACCTTTTACTTCTAGCAACATTGAAACAGAATTGGCAGCAGGTAAGTGGGCACATTTTACAATAGATGAAAGTCGTGTTCAAACCCTTATCAACAATGCTGTTACTGGCTTGTATGATTTGCGCGGTAGTTACGATGCTAGCAGTAATTTATTTCCGGCAGCGGGTGGTAGTGGTGCAGCAGGTGCAGTATTAAAAGGCGATATCTGGATTATCAGTGTGCCTGGCACATTAGGTGGCTCGGCAGTGGTAGTTGACCAGCACGTGTTGGCCTTAGTAGATGCACCCGGACAAACAGCAAGCAATTGGCAAATAAGTAAGGGTACAAGTCCATTGCTACTTGCAAACCAAGCCACGGCAGAAACAGCCGCGCAGGCATTAGAAGCCAATAGAAATAATACCGATCCTATAACAGCACGTGGCTTTAGATGGGCGTGGGAGGTTGTTAAAAACTTGGCTACTACCATTACAGCAAAATGGAGATTTAACGATGTTGATTTAGTTAATCAAATAGAAAGCGGTAAGAACGTAGGAGTATACATTCGTTCAAGCGATGGACAGTTAACTAAGTTGCCATGGTTGGAGTATGATGTAACTAATCGAAAAGTACTAATCACGGGTGTAAACAATCTTGCCGGTACATCATCTTTTGATATTCTAAACTCTGATTTAACACCTATTGTAAGATTCTTCAATGATTTGAGAATGGAGCTGGGTGGTACACAGTTTATCATAGAGCCAAATAACAGTGTTCCTTCTGGCAATGCTCGTGTAAGAATGAATGATAATCAAGCAATGGGTTTGATTATTGAAGATAAATCTGGTAAGGAATATGGATCCTGGCGAACCACTGATGGTGATGAAAGATTCAATGTGCGAGTTACTCAGAGATTAGATGTACAGGGTAACAATCTTATACCTTACGATACTACGCAACCTGCTCAGGTAACGGCCAACGCTGCTAACAGCAGTACAACTTTAATAACCAGTATACCTATGAACACTGATGAAGAATATGTGGTGGTAAAGTGTAGATGGTCATGTGTTAACAATGCTGGCGTTGGTGGTCGTGGTATAGTAGAAGGTTCAGTGATAAGAATTACTGGTGGAACTGTTCAAGATTTTGGATCACAAACGGTGCTTGACATAAAAAGAACAGCCGGTGACTTTGTGATGAACATTGTTGCAGATAATGTTAACAAGCGTATCAACATCAATTTTGTAAACAATACAACAGGAGGTTTAGCCTTTCGAGTTACTATACATGAGTTGTCGTTCGTGAGATTATTAGAACCACTATGAGTATAATTCAAGGAGCAAATATTAGAGGAGCAAATGTATTGGGTAGGTTCACAGCTTTTCCTAATGAATTTGCCTCATTAGGAATGGACTTGGATTTTTTAGATACAGGTTCAATTACACTCGATGGCTCAAATAACATTGAAACCATTTTAGATTTAACATCTCAAAATAGGGACTTCACACAAGCCACACCATCTTTACGACCAGCATTTATTACAAATGTGGGAGCGCAATTTGTAGATGACTTTTTAGAACATACAACAAACTTCATAACTGATTCAGCTGGTACTATAATGTTAGTTGTTCGATTTGACCGTTTGAACACTATTGAATACTTCTTTTCACAAGGCGATAGCGCAGTATTGGATGGTAACGCATGGGAGTTTATAAAAAATCCTTCAACATCGAATAATATCAGAAGCCAGTTAACAGTTGGAACAACTCCGGGTATAGGCTCTTCTTTAGCTATTACAGATACATCGACTTTTAGAGTAGTAACTATTCAGAAGAATAATATTTATATCAATTCGATGGCGCAAGATTTGGTACTGTATGGTTCCGCACCAACTGAAAGATGGTTTAATTCCGTTCCAGTTAACAATAGAATAGCAATCGGGAGGTCAGCAGGAAGCCAAGCTACTAGATTCGGTAGGGTAACTTTAAAAAGAGTTTCTTACTTCAATCAAGAACTTTCAAATCAAGACATTATAAAATTAGTTAATGGATTAAGACTTTACTATAATTTTTAAGATATGAGCACTTTAAAAACAAACATTACAAATCATCCAATTTTAAGCTTACCAAGAGAAGCTGAAATGTTCCGATTGATATTTAACAAGAACTGGGAAATGTTTATCGAAATAGATATCTACTTAAAAAATCAGCAAGGTCAAAGGCTATTTGATTTAGCATCTGAGTTACCAAACAAACAGCAAAGAGATGCTGCTCAAAAGGATACATTCCCCTTACGTGTTGATTACACAACATTGGGTAGTACAGTAGACGCACTGGGCAATGTTGTTGAAGAAGGTGGAGTTATTAGTGAGCGCGATGCAATGTTTTCAATAACCAATGATCAACTTTTAGCAATGACTGGTAAATCTGGAAATGATAGCGCGTTAGAAACAATTAGGGAGTTTGTTAGAATGAAAATGCAAGAAATAAGTAACAGAGGCCAGAACTAATGAAACACGCTTACGAAATAACGCCCATTGTGTCGCCTAAGTTTGAAGTTAGGCAAAGGAGTTTTTTATTTTTTAAGTGGAACTACATACAGCCATTGTATGTAATTGAACAAGCCTTCGATTGTTATGCTATGGATGGCAGTATTGTGCATGTAGAGAAAGGTTATGTGGTTGATGGTGCTACTATACCTTGGTGGTTAAGATGGATATACCCTCAGTACCGTGAATACTTTTTACCAACTATACTTCACGATCTAGGATACACTTCTCAGTTAGTTAGTAAAGAATGGTGCGATTTGAATTTTCTGTACTGGATGTATATCACTGGTGTAGATAAAAAAACAAGAGAGCGTTTTTTTTGGGCTGTAAGCAAGTTCGGCAATAAGCAATGGAACAAATACAAAAAAGAAAATTGATATGATAACAAGCGATGCACTTCCGGTTGTTCACAACTTTAAAACCATACAACGCAGAGATAAATTCTTAGGCGTTAGTTTCGATATCTACGATGATACCGATACGGCATATAACCTTGCCGGTTGCACAGCTAAAATGCAAGTGCGCGAAAAACCCGGTGGACCAGTAGTGCTAGAATTTTCTTCTGCCGACAACACTATTGTTTTTGAAACCGATGGCTTACAACCTGTAGTTAATCGCTTACGCTTAGTTGAGCGAAGCGAAAGTGTTATGGATATACCTGGCGCATTTCCTATGCCTAAAAAGTATCGGTACGATATTCAAATAAATTCTCCCACGTATGGCACTCAAACCTTTTTCGCAGGTGAATTTCCTGTGTTGGATGATATAACTGTATGAGAGTAAACATCACACCCAATGTATTACAAGGCTACAAGGTAGTTGTAACAACACTTACTCCATCAACACCAAGTGCAGGTGGCGAAACAAACACAGGTAACAATGCCGGCACTGAGGGACTGGGCATTTACGATGGTAAGATTGGTGCCGTGCTTCAATTCAGAAATGTAAAAGCTGGCTCTGGCCGATTAGCTATACAGTTTAATGTTGGCACTAAAACTTTGGAGTTTGATTTGGGCACTGTATCCATTGCAGATGTGCAAGGTTTGCAATCTGCACTTGATGGTAAACAGCCTTCAGGCAATTATGCTAACAGCGTACATGGCCATGCTATTGGTGATGTTACCGGATTATCCGCTGCCATTGCCGGTAAGATGGATGCCTCAGTTTACGATCCTAATGGCAACGGTACTGTAAATGATTCGGAGCGATTAGGAGGTGTTCTTGCTGCCAGCTATGCGCTACAGTCGTATGTAGATAATGCCATCAGTAATTTAGTAAATGGTTCGCCTGCATTGCTTGATACCTTAAATGAGTTAAGCAATGCCTTAGGCAACGATCCTAACTTTGCTACCACAATTGCTAATGCTCTTGCAGGCAAAGAACCAACTATTGCTGCCGGCACAGCTTCACAGTATTGGGCCGGTAATAAAACATGGCAGGTGTTAAACCTTGATGCCGTAGCCGAAACGGCAAACAGAAAGCATGTTAGCCAGGCAGAGAAAGATGCGTGGAATAGTAAAGCAAGCGATGGCGATAAGGGTGATGTTGTTATTAGTTCGAGTGGTGCAACATACGAGGTACATAGCATAGCTAAATCGTTAGAATTAAAAGGTGCGTTAATACCAGCATCTCTTAGTGCCAATGCTAACGATTATAACCCAGCTAACTTGGCGGATGCTACTCAGTTAAAACTATCTTCTTCTGCAAATGTTGAGATCACCGGGCTTGCGGGTGGCGCAGAAGGCAGGGTAATGATGATAAAAAACGTAGGTAGTTTTTTAATTACGTTGAAAGATGAAAACGCTGGATCTGTTGCTGCCAACAGATTTTCTACGCCTGGCGATGTAGAGTTGCCTCCGGGTAAAATGGTTATTGCCATATATGGCACCGTGCAAAACCGATGGGATGTTATTGGCTATCATAAAGCAGATGGCATATTCGGCACCGGAAGCGATGGCGATGTATCGATAACATCGGGCACAAACACCCTAGTGCGCGATATGTATTACAGAAACCTAACGATTTCAGGCACAGGTAAGCTACGCACTGCTGGCTTTAAAGTGTATGTAGAAAATATTCTTGATTTATCTAATGCGCCAAGTGGAGCTATAGATGTAGTTGCTACCGCTGGTGTAAATGCAACATCGAATACAGGAGCATCGGCAGCAGCTGCCGATGCTACTGGTTCTTTAGGGCGAGGCTTGCAATCTGCTGCCGGAGCTAACGGTGGTACTGCGGCAGGCACACAACCTGGTACCGTAACACCAACAGCAGGTATAGTATTAGGCGGACAAGGCGGCTCTGGTGGAGCGGGGGGTTTAGGTGCTAGTGGAGCTGGTGGCGCACAAAGAGCAAGCTCAGCACCGAGTAACCCTTTTCAGTTACGAAGATTAACAGAAGATTTTTTACGCGGCATTACTCTATTGGTTGGTGGTGCACAAGGTGTAGGTGGTAGTGGTGGTGGTGGCGATGGTACTGCTGCCGGTGGCGGTGGTAGTGGTGGCAACGGTGGTGGTATACTAGTGATTATGGCTAAATACATTAACAGAGGTAGCAATGCCAATGCAAACATTATACAAGCACCAGGTGCAAATGGAGGTAACGGCTTTTCGCAAACTGCCGGCAACCGCGGTGGCGGTGGTGGCGGTGGTG